TTTCGGTCTCGATGTAATCCGAATAAGCAGAGCCGATGGCGAATTCCTGCCCGGCGTTTACCGCAGTGTGCAGCGTCAGGTTTTTGACCGCACTGCCGGGGGAGCCGCCCTTTAACTCGGTGCCGTTTGGCAGCAGCAAAACAGGATAGTACATGCTTCGCCTCCAATCAGCATTCAATAATGTTAAACTTCAAATTCTTCCATTGTTTCGTCTTGGCGTTATGCCAGGCGATGCCGTATTTGCTGCAGTAGCAGGTGGTGGTTTCGGTCTCGGTGGAAGATCCGGCCTTGGGGTGGGTGAACTGGAATGTGGATTTGCCTGCAAACAGCCCGATGGTGTACTTGTATTCATCATCCGTCAGGCAGCTGTAGGCGATGGGCCAGGTAGCCACTTTTTCCCGCACCACCTCCCGGTGCATAAACCCGGCTTCGTCGCGGCCAGAATCGCTGGAATCCAGGTCGGAATAGCTCGGTTCAATGTCGCAGTCCGGTGCGTACAGGGATTTGCCATCGATCTGGAACAGGTTGGTTAAGATCACGTTACACACCTCCTGTGGCAATCAGCTGTTTGCGCTGCCAGCGCTGCACCGCGCGGCCCACGTCTTCGTCGGTCAGCTCAATGCCGTACACGGCGGAGAGGATCTCCCGCAGCACGGCAACAACGGCTTCAAAGCCTGCCATCTGGCCCGCCTGCAGATCCTCCATGACCTCGGCCACGGCCTGCTTGATGGTGTCCAGCGGAGCTTCCACGTTGGTGCCGTGGCTCTGATCGCCCAGCACGGCCAGGAACTCCCGGTTCGCCGGAATAACC